AGCACCTGTAAATATTTATGATGCAGGCAGTGATATTTTAACTAAAACAAAAAGAGATGGGAGTAAAGATAGACTACCTAACGGTAACTACGTTGAAACATGTGGTAATCATTATGTACTATTGGTTAAAGGCGACTTTGCTGAACCATGTGTAATTACCATGAAGTCTACAGCTTTAAAGAAAAGTCGTAAGTGGAATACGATGATGAAAACTTTAAAACGTCCTGGACAGAATGGACCATTTACACCACCTATGTTTTCTAAATTTTACAATTTAAAAACTGTAAGAGAAGAAAACGATCAAGGTTTTTGGTATAATTGGGATATTACAGCAGGAGATTTTTTGTCTGATAAAGATAAAAATCTCTATGCAATGGCTAAAGACTTTTCTAATTTTGTTTCTGATGGGACAGCTACTGTCAAACATGAACAAGATGTAGAAAAACAAAGTTCACCATATTAAATAATCAGGCGCCTTCGGGCGCCTTTTTAACTTTATGGAGAAATTTAGAGAAGTTTTTAGAGGACAAGAACGTGCGCATGGTTGTTACACCAAAGGTGGTGTAAATGAAAAAGGAAAGCACACAGGTGATTCTCGTATCGTAAGGCTGTTTCCACAGCCCGATAGTCTATGGGAAGAGCACTTGTCAGGTGTTAATAGTCTTGGAATTATACCTATAAACGACAATAATGAGTGTCAATGGGGTTGTATAGATATAGATCAATATCCTTTGGACCATAAAAAAATAGTAAATCAAATTAGAAAAGAAAATTTTCCTTTAATAGTGTGTCGATCAAAAAGTGGTGGCGCACATATTTTTAGTTTTGTTAAGTCTTTTATACCTGCTAAAGATATGAGAGCTAAACTACAACAGATAAGTGGGGAGCTTGGTTATGCAGGATCAGAAATATTTCCTAAACAAGAAAAAATTGAAAAAGAACGTGGAGATGTTGGCAACTTTCTTAATCTCCCTTACTTTGGTGGTACTGATCACAATCGGTACGCTTTTCTTGATGACGGCAGTGCAGCTACTTTGGACGAGTTTCTCGATCTTGTTGATAAGTATAGAGTATCTACAGAAGAATTTTCTCAAATAAAATTATCTAAGAAAAAAAATTTTAAAGAAATGTCTGACGGTCCACCCTGCTTAGAAACTCTTATGTCTCAAAAAGTACAAGAGGGTGGTAGGGACAATGTATTATTTCATTACGCCGTATATGCCAAGAAAAAATTTCCAAAAGAATGGCAGGATAAAGTTAATGAGTTTAATCAAAAATATATGGCAAAAAAACTTTCTATGTCAGAAGTTACAAAAACTATAAATCAACACAGTGAAAAAGATTATAATTATACATGTAAGGTTGAACCTATGTGTCAATTTTGTAACAGTAGTGTGTGCAGAAGTAGAAAATTTGGAATTGGTGATGGTTTTGAAAATGAATTTGATGATCTTACTAAGTATCAATCAGATGAATCACAATGGTTTATAACGGTTGATGGTAAACGTTTAAGTTTATCAAACAATGAATTGTATGATCAAAACTTGTTTCGCAAAGCATGCATGGGTAGAATTAATATTTTACCAAATGCTTTGAATCCAAGAGATTGGACAACCAAACTACAGCAACTATTAGCTGATGTAAAAATTATTGAAATGCCAATAGAGATCACAGCAACAGGAAGATTTTATGAATTACTTGAAGAATTTATCACGGACCAAGGTGATGCACAGGATTGGGAAGGTTTGCGTTTAGGTCAAGCATTACATAAAAATGACAAAATATATTTTAGGTTTGAAGCTCTCGTAGAATTTCTCACAAAGAAGCAATTTAAAACATTTAATCCTACACAAATTGTAACTAGTATTAGAGGATTAAGTGGTGATAGCGGAAGTGTACGTTTAAATGGTAAAGTTCGTAGAGTATGGTATGTACCTAAAAATTTTGCACAAATGGACAAAGATCAATATTTACATCCTAAACCAGAAATGGAAGAAGAGGTGCCTTTCTAATGATTAATTTAATTTTTGGTCCGCCTGGAACAGGTAAAACTACTTACCTATTAAATGAAGTAGTGGCTAAAGAATTAAAAAATACCTCTCCAGATAAAATAGGATATTTTGCTTTTACACAAAAAGCTGCACAAGAAGCATTACATAGAGCTCTACGAGATTTTCCAAAACAAGATGCGGATGATTTTAAATATTTTAGAACTTTACACAGTTTAGCTTTTCTAGCATTAGGATTATCTGAATCTGATGTTATGAATGACGAAGACTATCGATTTATCTCACAACAGCTACAAGTTAAATTAACAAATCCAAATGGTGAAGTTCTTGGTTATGGTGTTTCTTCACCTAACGATATTTTTATGAAAGTTATAGACATGTCAAAAATAAACGGTGTTAAATTATACGACCAATTTTTAAAAAGTGGACATATGCAAGGTGGTTGGCCCAAGTTAAAATTAATTGGTGAAACGTTACATGATTATAAGTTTGGATCTATGCGTAAATTTAAATACGATTTCACTGACATGATTGTTGAATTTTTAAAAGAGGATATCGCACCACGGCTCGATGTTTTAATTATTGATGAAGCTCAAGATTTATCTTTTATACAATGGCAAATGGTTGATAAACTTGCAGAAAAAGCAAAACGAATTTATATCGCCGGTGATGATGACCAGGCAATATTTCAATGGGCTGGTGCTAAAAGTGAATACTTACTTAATAAAGAAGGAAATAGAATTGTTCTCGATAAATCTTATCGTTTACCCATTAAAATACAACAACGTGCTGTAAACTTAATTAATCGTGTTAAAAACAGAGTTCAAAAACAATGGTCCCCGAAACAAGAAGAAGGTAAAATTGTGCATTTACCACGAAGAAACTTTGATCATCTTAAAGAAGGTAACTGGTTAATATTAGGCAGAACAAATTATTTTTTAGACCAGGTAGAAGATGAATTAAAATTACTTGGATATTATTATCATCGTGCAGGAAAAAGTTCTATTGGTAAAAGATTAATGAACGCAATTAATGGGTGGCGCATGTTACAACAAGGTAGTTTCATTGATCATGATACACTAAAAGATGTTTATTATTATATGGGAGCCAACATCGGTGTAGAACGTGGCTATAAAAATTTAACAGGTGTCGATCAAGATGCAACATTTAGTTATAATCAATTGAAAGAAAATAATGGTTTACGAGTGCCAAAAGATTATTCATGGCACGAGGCTCTTGATAAAGTACCAGAATACAAGAAAGCTTATGTATCTGACGTGATACGAAGAGAAGGTAGCTTTCATCCCGTACCACGGATCACGCTCTCTACTGTACACGGAAGTAAAGGTGGTGAAGCTGATAATGTCATGATACTATCAGATCTATCCCGTAAAGCAGATGAATCTTATTGGAGAGATAAAGACGATGAACGAAGAGTGTTTTATGTTGCTCTTACAAGAGCAAAACAAACATTATACCTTGTTAGATCTAAAACAAATAGAGAGTTTAGAGAAGTTTTTCTGTGAAAAAGAAACATGATTGGATTGATGATTTAAATATGAGAGCAGCCAAACATTTAGTAAAACTTGGATTAGAAAAAGATTGGAAAAAAACTTTTGAACGTATGACTAAGAGAAGACAAAAAAGGGAAAGGAAGAAGAGATGACTAAAAATTTTAATAGCAACACAACCAATAATGATGAGTGGTTAACACCTCCTTATATTATAAAAGAGTTTGGTGAGTTCGATCTTGATCCTTGTTCACCTCACCCAGACAAAAGGCCGTGGGATACAGCTAAAAACCATTACTATAAAAAGATGGATGGCTTATCACAAAGTTGGGATGGTAGAGTTTGGTGTAACCCTCCTTACGGTAGAGAAACTTTTAAGTGGTTAGAAAAACTTTATAACCACGGCAATGGTATTGCTTTAATATTTGCAAGAACAGAAACAATAGGGTTTCATGAACAAGTGTGGAGTAAAGCTCACGCAGTTTTTTTCTTCAAAGGTAGATTAAAATTTTATCATGTTGATGGTAGCGAAGGTGATTGTGCCAATGCGCCAAGCTGTTTAGTTGCATATGGTAACTTAAACGCAGAAGCGTTAGAGTTTTGTAAATTAAAAGGTAAATTTATACCTTTAAAAGATACATGGAGATAATGAAGAAATGACACAGATACCGATGTTTCAACCACCTAGTGAATGGACGCCACCACAAAATATACCCGATTTAAGTCAAGCAAAAGAGATAGCAATTGATTTAGAGACAAACGACATAGGTCTTAATACAAACATTGGTCCTGGTTGGCCTGTAGGAAAAGGATTTGTTGCCGGAGTTGCTTTATCTGTTGAAGGTTGGTCTGGATATTTTCCTTTACGACACGAAGGCGGTGGTAATTTTGATGAAAAAATTTTTAAATCTCAACTAAAAAAGATTTTAGAACTTCCCTGCGATAAAATTTTTCATAATGCTATGTATGATGTTGGTTGGTTAGACCACATGGGATTAAAAGTACATGGTCGCATTGTTGACACAATGATTGCTGCACCCATAGTTGATGAAAATAGATTTAAGTATGCTTTAAATGATCTTGGTAAACATTATTTAGGTGAAACAAAAAATGAAACTTTACTATACGAAGCGGCAAAGAGTTGGGGAGTAGATGCAAAAGGTGAAATGTGGAAATTACCGCCGATGTATGTTGGTCCTTACGCTGAAAAAGATACAGATCTTACATTAAAGTTATGGGGTTATTTTAAAACAGAATTAATAAAACAAGATCTCATGGGTATTTTTGATTTAGAAACTAAACTTTTTCCTATACTGTTTGAGATGAAAAAGAAGGGGGTACGAATTGACTTGGACCAAGCAGAGAGAACTAAGAAACTATTTGCTAAAAGAGAAAAGGAATTACTTGATAAAATCCTTAAAGACACAGGGGTCGCAGTGGATATATGGGCAGCAGCTTCTGTGGCAAAAGCTTTTGATGCAAAGAAAATTAAGTATGAACGCACTGAGAAGTCTGGCCAGCCTAAGTTTGATAAAAACTTTCTTACAACTCACCCTAGTGACCTTGCTAAGATGGTTGTTGAAGCTAGAGAAATTAATAAAGCCAGAACCACGTTCATTGATACAATCCTCAAGCATACGCACCGAGGGAGGATTCACGCAGAGATACATCAAATGCGATCCGACCAAGGAGGAACGGTAACAGGTAGATTTAGCTACAGTAACCCTAATTTACAGCAAATTCCTGCTAGAAATAATGTTATTGGACCTAAAATAAGAAGTTTATTTATTCCTGAAGAGGGTTGCAAGTGGGGAACTTTTGATTACTCGCAACAAGAACCACGAATCACGGTGCATTTTGCTAAATTAACGAACGGAGGTTTACCTGGTTCAGATACCGTCATAGACGCTTATGAGAACGATGATGCTGATTTTCATCAAGTAGTAGCGGATATGGCTGGAATTGATCGTAAAACAGCAAAAACGATTAATTTAGGCATGATGTATGGCATGGGTAAGGGTAAACTTGGTTCAGAATTAGGTTTAGATGAAGAAGACACCGCAGATTTATGGAAACAATACCATAAACGTGTACCTTTTGTTAAAGAATTAGCCGATAAAGTGTCAGCTCGTGCGCAAGATGTTGGATATATCAGAACTTTACTTGGAAGAAAATGTCGTTTTGACCTGTGGGAGCCAAATTTATTTGGCATAAACAAGCCATTACCTCATGTAGAAGCTATGAGAGAACACGGTAGGAACATTAGAAGAGCCTTTACATACAAGTCTTTAAACAGATTAATACAAGGATCGGCGGCAGATCAAACAAAACAAGCTATGATAGATTTACATGAGGAAGGCTTTCTTCCTCATATACAGGTTCATGATGAATTGAATCTCTCTGTTGATAGTCCCGATAAATACTCGGTAATAAAAACTGTAATGGAAAATTGTGTTTCGCTCAAGGTTAAATGCAAAGTAGATGTTGAAATCGGTGAAAGTTGGGGTACTATCAAAGAATATGTTAAAGACATTCGTAATAGTGGTTAGTTTGTGGGGTTTCAACGGAAGTACATGGGTCTACACAGGAAATCAAATGGTTTTGCAAGAAACTTATGATGAATTAAAACTGTGTCAGGAAATGGGCAAGAAGTTTATGAAGTTTGAAATGAATAAATATTTTACTTTTAAGGTACAATGTATCGAGGATATTAAAAAAGATATTTGACTATTTATATAAAATCCCATATATTACCCATATGAATATAGAAAAGTACAAAAGTGTTGCAATACACAAAGATACTTATGATAAAATTAAGCCTATGGCCAAAAAAGGTTATATGACGATTAATAATTTTATACGTATGTTAGTTGATAAGGAACACTTAAAGGAACAAGAAAGTAAGAAAGAGAGTAATGGCGTGGCGGATTAAATGAAATTACCCGATAGCCCAATTCGTAAGGTCTACCAATGTCCTAAATGCGATACGGTATCGGTAAAATTTTTTGATCCGAGACATAATACGTCTTACACATATGAAGAATGGAGGCGAATAGTACATGAAGGAAGTAAGGCTCTTGATAGATTACTTAAAATGTACGACCCAAAATTTTTTATATAGCTACCATTAAGGAGAAAGATGAGAAAGGAATCAATTTTACCAAGATTTAAATACAAGGCAAAATATGGCAGATTATACACACATGAGGTTTGTAAAGACTGTTCTAAAAAATATCTTTGTGATAACATGATGCAAGATAAAATGAATTATGAAGTGTGGCGTTGTATTCGATGTTACAATTTAAAATTAAGAAATTAGGGGAGATTATGAAGAAAGAAAAAAATAGTCATCACGGTAGAGAATGGTACGATGATGAATATGAATTATTTGAGAATGATGATACTCGAACAGAGCAAGTTTTTGATGTTAAAATTAGATTAGAAACTCCGGACGGCATAACCACAAGTCGTTTATTACGTGTAATACAAAGAGCGCTTAGTGATTCATTGTATTTATATAATGAAGCTCATGCTCATACAGTTTCGGGAGAATTAGTTGAAACTAATGAAATTGATGTAAATGCAGAAGTTTTAAATTTAGAAGTTTCAAGTGCAGAGCAAATAGCAAAGAAAAAAACTGATAAATTAAACGAATTATTAGGTAAAAAAAATGGAAAAAAATAGATCTTTAAAGTTACGTTTAACTGATGAATTTGATGACGTAAGAAGTAAAGTGATGCGTGATCCACGGACCAGGGAAGAATTGTTGGATAGACATAAATACCATCGTCTTGAAGATATTATAAAGAAGCGTTATGGCACGAATTATTTTTTACGCATCACGAACCATGGTTGCATTATCATCGATCAAGCAGATGATTTGCGCTAATTGTAAAGGAGAAGGTAATGTTAAGCTCAAGTTTGAATGTGAAGAAGCAGATCAAAAATGCAAAGTTTGTTACGGCAAAGGCAAAATTAAGAAAAATGAATACTATCACCAGTCTTGGGACGACGGCGCAGGTAGTCCTTCCTTCTACTACGGTCCGCCACTTGACGTACAAGGAGATGAAGGATTTAAAAACTACAAAATTTATCCAAAGTAAACCAGTTTTAAAGTTTAAAGGTGAAATACCTTTTTAGAGTTGGGATAGAGGTATATTCTGGTGGCTCCACACAGGTCATGTTTAATCACGCAGATGGTTCGGGACCTCGAATCTCAAGATCGTTTAACATAACCCGTTAAACCATTAATGTGTGCAAAAGGGGGAGGTTCACACTAGTTTAATACTAGTGCCCCCTTTTTTAATAAGTATAGATATTTTTAGCCCATACTGATTTTAAAAACTCTTTTACCCCCCTGTTACAGCCGTTACAACGTTACATTACTTTAACTTACTGAATTTACTACGTTTTTATGTAACATATTTGTAACAGCAAATATTTCTATCTGTTACACTATTGGGATATTTTAAGCCCTACTTAGAATTTATAAAGATAGTAGGGTAAAATATAACTATACCTTTTAAAAAAAATACATATAATTAGGATATTATGCCAAAAATAAGAGATGGTTTAAGTCCTAAACAAAAAGCATTTGTTGAGATCTTTTGTGCAGAAAATGGTAGATTAACGCCTACTGAATGTGCAAAACAAGCCGGATATTCAGAAAAAAGTGCAACCGCAGCAGCTTGTAATCTTCGTAACCCTAAATATTACCCCAAAGTAGTTGAAGCAATTGAAAATTTACAGAGGGAATATGCAGAAGCCACAAAAGTAGATGTTGTAAGACACTCAAGAGAATTGGCTAGGTTAAGAGAAAAAGCTGTAGAAAATGGACAGATTGGTCCTGCTGTTGTTGCTGAATATAGAAGAGGTCAATTAGCGGGTTTTTATGTTGATAGAAAAGAGGTAGTCACCGCATCTCTTGACAACATGACCAGGAAAGAACTTGAATCAAAGTTAAAAGAGATACGGGACAATAATATTGTTAATGCCGAATATGAAATCATCGATACAAACAATAAATTAGAATAAGTAAAATTAAAGTTAACCAATTACCTAAAAAAATTATAAACATTTAATTCCTTT